TGTTGATAATTTGGTTTAGCAAATAACATACATATCTATTGATTGCGAAGTTTTGCTTCTTGGCGTCTTCGGAGAGGACTTTTATAGCCTGGATCTCCAGGTTTAAGCGAGTAGTTTTTTGTTTTTTGTAACTCTCTACTAGACTTTTGTAATGGTTGTGTACCTCTACGGGTTTGTGTTGGTTGTGTACCTCTACGGGTTTGTGCTGGTTGTTGTACAGGTTTTCTTTGTTGGACTTTTTTCTTCTTTTTACTCCATTGGCCTAAATCATCTGTGCCAATGCTCATTGACGGACCATGTTTTCCAAATGGCTTTGCACTAAGATTACCACCTAATCTTCGATTACCTTGTGAATCAGTATGTAAATTAAGGCCTCCAAGGAGATTTCCTAATTTAAGATCTCCTAAACCTATATTCCATCCGCCTTCGTCAACAGGCGTATCTAGTCTTTTTTTTTGAATTTTTTCCACTCTGTCATGAGTTCTTCTTCATTGAGTGGGTTATCACCGTATTTGTTATCAGACTCTGAATCACCGCGAGTTTTTCCAAACCCTCTAAATGACATGTCATCAATATCACCATGTGCGTCATTTGGTGTTCCGCTAAATTCTGGTGATGCATTTTCAAAATCATCTGAGTCGTGTTCTTTTACCTTAACGGCTTCTTTTGGGGATGCCAGCACGGTAAGCATATCTCGCATGTCTTCAGTTCCAGTCGGGGGTTCGCCACCGCATCCACTGTCTGCTGGCATTGGTTCTGCCATTGGCGCAGGCATTGGTGCTGGTTCTGCATGTTGCATACCGGCTAACCTAACTAAATCTTCTAATTCAACTGAAACTTTCATGTTACTTCCTTGCTGTCTGCTTGTTTACCCCAGACATTTTGCTGGGATTAGGTATAGAATTTTGACCGCTCAACGGGCTCGTTTTATTGCCCTCTGTGGTCTCCATTTGTGGTGCCGAACTCTCGCTACTTGCATATTCGAACTTCCTGTTCTCTAACCCTTTAAGAAAATCAACATTATATTCGCCACCATAATATCTGCCATTATTTTTTGCCTCGTCTCCTGAATAATCAGTTCCCATAATGGCCTCTTTAGGACTTTCGTCCTCAGGTTCATCAAGCTCATTGAGCGGATCTGCCAAATTTCTAACTTTTAATTTATATTCTGGAATGCTAAGATATTCTACTAGTTGTTGTTGTAATATGTGTGGTGCAATAGGTAAATTTAATTTTGCATCCACAATATAAACATCTATAGCAGTACCTTGGTTAGCAAACTCTAATGGGTTGGTTTGCGTCATTAATTTTCTTGCGGAAGAAATGCTATCAGGGGAATATCGCTTTAAGAATACATCCATCTTATCATCAATTGCGGAGTCAAGTGTTTCTCCCAAAGGGATGGCCATCTTAATACGTAAGTCGTATTGTTTCTTAGATTCGGTTAAGTATTCATTTAAACGTTTCATATTATTCCTCGTCTTTTTCTTCGCGAACTTCGTCTTCTTCTTTGTCTTTTTTCTGTGCTTCAGCAACCATATTAGCATAACTACGTAATAAATCTTGTGTAGTTTGTGGTGCTGGTGTGTCTGTAGTTTCCTCGATTTGCTCGCCTTCATCGACTTGCTCGTCGTCTTCGTCTACTTCTTCTTCTTTTGCTTCTTCAACTTCTTCTTTGTCGTCATCATCGTCTTTTGCTTCGGCAACGGTTTCTTCATCTTCAGTTGCTTCTTCTTTAACTTCCTCAGTTGCATCCTCTTGAATTGCTTGATCGGATACTTCTTCAGTTGACTCTTCGACAGGCTTTTGATCTGTTAAAAGATCAGCATAAGCTCGAAGTTGTTGTGCAGAATTGGCATATTCCATAATATTATCCTTGGATTTCTAGTTTATTTTATTTATCTTTATTTTGAGATAAAGCACTCAACATACTATTTCTATCTGAAACAACATATTCAGCGTCTTGTTCTATTACTTTAGGCATTTTGTGTATGTTTTGATCCAAACGCATCTTTTTAAGTTGCATTTCGATTGCTTTTAATTTTCTATCTGCTTTAGCATTTTTTGCATCTACTGCTGTCTTTAATACACTAGATGCGGCTTCAAATATCTTTCCTGCATTGCGATCTTCTACATTAAACCCTAAATCCATTAAATCTTCAAATGCTTTTTCTGCTTTATCAGCATATCTATCCATATCTGGATCACTTGAGTGTATATCATCAACGTGAGTTAATGATGTGTTAATGCGATCGCTCATATCAACAACATTTGTTACTGGGGCTTCTGCTATAACTTGCTGTTCTTCAACAACAGGCATAGGAGCAACATCTTCAATAACTGGGGTTGCTTTTTTATCACGTGATTCGTAGAACTCTTCTGCTTCTACAGGATCTGCTAAATCAAATAAATCTTCTAATTTTTTAGTCATCGTTTGCTTCTGCCGTAATTATTAAATATTTCTTTTTCTGTTACAATACGAAAATTAATTCCTTTACGTTTGCACCATTCACTTGCGGCTGTCCATTTAGCATGATTTAATGCAACCGCCGCCTTATCAGTTCTTGACTTTGCTTCAGTAAGACTTGATTGTGTACTTGGTTTTATTTCAACCATTTCCATACGTTTTTGACCTTTTTTGTTTTGATAAACAATCATAAAATCTGGTACATAAACAGTATGTTTTCCTGTAAAGGGATTCCTATACGGAATTGAATGACCTTCACTTGCCCAACCTATAACACTTGGATGACCATCACACATTCTCATAAAAACTAATTCCCAACTACTTCGATAATGCGGTGTATGTTTACCAAAATATTTTCCGGGATTTTTACAAGTATATTTTCCTTGTTCGTATTTTCGTCTTCGCATCTATCATCCTCATTAAGCGGTAATAATATCGGTCATTGAATCTGCAATATTTAAACTGTTAGGAGTAGATTTGTCCTCATCATTATTTTCTTCATCACCGACTTGAGCAAGATATTTTACTTGTTCAAACGATACATTCATTGTCCATTGGATTGGCCCTGAATCACCATAATTTAAAGTATCATGTGCAATACTATTAATTGTTGGGTTATATAATACTACTGGATCAAGTTTCTTTATATTTTCTAGTGTAAGTTCGTCCGGCCAGCCCCTGGTAATCATAATCCATTTTATAAAATTCTTTTGATAAGCATATGGTGGAGGACTAAAACCAAAGCCACCGCCATGTTGTCCGCTTGCTGATATGTCACTTACAGGATCATATAGTCCTTGTATTGAAGATGGAAGCATTCTGTCTTTGTAATAGTATCTAAAATAATTTTGATATACTGATTGAAATGTATTATCAACAGTATCATAGAAAACTATGCTGATAGGATTATACGAATGCCCTGTTTGTATAATTCTTTTCCTGTTATATTGATTTACTACTTGAGTATCAAATTGTATAGTAGGAAGTTCTATTTGAACCGCTAGCGGATGAGGCACCGACCTTGTGGTATCTCTTTGATCATCGTCCCCGTCGTCCTTGGAGAGTTTGGCAAAATCAAACTGGACATAAAAGTTAAACTTTTGCCGGGGCCTTAATTCCATAGGCTCCCCGTAAGGAGCCATTACATTAAATTCTTTTTCCGCTAACGTATATGCTGACATTAGTTACTAGACGTTGCGCCGACATTAAGTCTAGATGGTGCCCGACTTAGAATTGCCAAGCCGTTTGCTCCAGTTTGTTCGGCATTGTCGTATCTAATTGTCATCGTTACTATTTGTGCATCATTATTAGCATAGTTACTCTCACCATACTGTATTTGCGACAAATAACATCCACTTAAACTCCAGGCATCTAAAATATTTTCATCTGCTACTGGGTTTGCTCCATCCAATGTTTCGATTAAAGTTGAAAACTTGTAATTGACAGCGGCTATTGGTGCACTCTGTGCTGAGTGATCCATTTGGTTTTGAACTTGTGAACCAATTGCTTTAATTACATGTCCATCAACGTCGTCTCTAATTATACATTGAATTGGATTCCAGGTATGTTTACCTGCTAGATATACTCTTGAATTATATACTTCAAGAGTAATGTCATCGTGTTGCAAGTCAGGCCGACCAACACTAACTAAGTTTCTTGTGAGCCTGATTAAACTATCAGTGGCGTTACTACCACCTAAGTTTTGAAATGTAACCCTAAACCTATATTGCAATTTAGGCATTAGAGTTGTACCTTCGGGTTGTGTCCCGTCAACAGGTACTTTAAAATTGCTTAAAACAGCCATTATACTCTCCAAGTCGTTTCTAGTATTTATTAAATTTAGACAAATTTTGAGAAGCGGTTTGCAGTGGCCCCCAAATTAGGCGCCACTGCACGAAGATTAACTAGAACTGGAAAGTTTACCAGTATTAAGAATTCTTACAGGTATGTAAATGAATTCTGCGGCTTTTGTTGGCTCAACGCCAATATCAATCCAAAGTTCATTTCGATCAATTCTTGCAGATGTATTATTGCTTGTATCACAAACTACTGCAAAGTCATACAATCCACGTTTTGCTTGTATGTCTCCTAAGAATCTTTCAATCATATCTTTGATGTTTGCTCTTGTTAATGTATCATTAGGTTCAAAAATAAACGGTCTTACAATTTTATCAAGACGTTCTCTTAGATAAATCATCAAACGAGAAACATTTATTCTATCTAATGCACTATCTGCGGCATAAAGAGTTTTTTGTCCCCAAACTATAACACCTTCACCTGGAAAGTTTGCTACTGGATTCACTTTTTTAGCATATAAAGTGTCTCGCAAACCTTGTGTTAGTGCTACTGCCTTAAATTCGCTTTCGCTGTCAATATAGCCAATGTTTGTAGCATTTTGTACTGATCCTCTTGCAATACCTGCTGGTGCAAACCATGGATAAGAAACATTGTCATTGTATGCTAATGTTCGCATAATTGTATGACTCATTGGCTGAGCTACTGTATAACCATCAACGTTTGTTGTTAATGCTACACCTGGATAGTAAACGCCCATTTTATCATTCTTAGGACTTACTAATCCATCTTCGCCATTTTCTACTGCGGCTGTACCATCAATCCATGTACTAATATTTGTTGCATTATTAGCAAGTCTCATTGGTGAATCAATAACACAAAATGCAGTTTCTTTTCTATCAGTTGATAGAGTAGACATTTCGTCAGCACATTCAGGATAACCTGGTGTAGTAATTAAGTTAAAACTTAATGTTTCTGCTCTTAAGTCATCATCTGATAATGCGGCTTGCATTGCAATAACAACAACTTTTCTTTGTGCCGCTCTACCAAAATTTCCTGATCCATCGGCGGCTGTTCCACTTGCTGAACGCCATTTCCATGTAGTTGTTAATGAAGTATCATACTTTCTAACATTATATGAAGAACGACATAAGTTCATTGCAAGCATCCCATCTGGATATAATGCTGGATTTGGTCCACCTGTTATAACTGTTGCACCAGTGCTTGCATTTGTTGTGTCACTAGCAGTTTCAGTAATGTCTGCAAATACAACACCATTTGGAGTTGATTGATCTGAACTATCACGTGATACCCATGCACTTGTGCCAGTATCATACATTTTAAATACAAGACTGCCACCTGTTGTGTCTATCCATAAATCGTTATTACTTGGTGCAGTTGGTGCCGTAGTACCTACAGAGCTAATTGTTTTAGGAGTCCAAAGTCCTGTTGTTTTAATATACATATCAAAAGAACTGGTTGTTGTAGTACTATCATACCAGTATGTGCCGTCCGTTGTAGAACCTGTTAATGCAGTTGGACTATTTTGCAAATTACCTGTTGCAGTACCTATTGTAATTGCAGTCCATACACCGGCTCCATCGGCGGTTTTAATAACCATCTCTGGATCGCCAGTATCGTGATCAACTGCATCAATATAAATTTCACCTGCGGCAGGCGTTGCTCCACCGTTAATATAAACAGTTATATCGCCTTGGACCAATCCTGTGTCGGCTGTTCCGCCTACTGTAATAGCGGTAATTTTACCTGACGAGTCAACTGTTGCTGTTGCAGTTCTATTTGATGCACCATTCAATGTAATAGTTGGTAAATCACCTGAACTGT